GGAATTGTTGATGCAAGCAATCAAACAGGCTCCGGCAGACGTACGCGCAAAATGAGAGGCCGTGCAATATTTAGAGCTTGGAAAGAGGACGGCGGCAGGACTAATGGGGCAGTACTACAAGCTATAGATAATGCCAAACTAAGATTTTATAAAGAGATAATGAAGGGCCGATAATGGCAGTCGAACCTAATGTAGTTATAAATCTTGGTGCCGAGTTTGTAGGCAAAAAAGCTTTTAAGCAAGCTGATACCGCTCTTACTAAATTAACAGGCTCAGCTAAGAAATTAGCTGGAGCAGTAGGCGTTGCTTATGGGGTTAAAGCGATAGCCTCTTATGGAAAAGCTGCGATGAAAGCTGCAGCTGATGACCAAAAAGCCCAAAAGATATTAGCTAGTAACTTAAAAAACGTTGGTTTAGCTTATGCCTCAGTTGATGCTGAAAGTTTTATATCTTCAATGGAAAAACAAACGGCCATTTTGGATGACCAACTTAGGCCGGCCTATTCTCAACTAGCGACAGTTACCGGCTCAGCGACTAAAACCCAGGAGTTAATGCAGCTGGCTTTTGATGTCTCCAGCGGTAGTGGCCTGGATTATGCAAGTACTGTAGATATTTTAAGTCAGGCTTATATAGGCAACACAAAAGGATTAAAACAACTCAATTTAGGACTTACTCAGGCTGAGTTAAAGTCTATGGATTTTGCTCAAATACAAACCAAACTTAGACAAAACTTTGCAGGTGCAGGTGGTACAGCTTTAGATACTTATGCAGGTTCAATGGCAAAACTTAGTGTAGCTACATCTAATGCTAGCGAGACTATTGGCACAGCTCTTTTAGATGCAATGATTAAAATTACAGGTAGCCAGGGCGTAGATGGACTTATTAGCAAAATAGATACTCTTGCTTCAGCTTTTGCATCCGTTGTAACTGAGGTAGGTAATGCAGTATCAGCCTTAACAGGCACAGCTGCACAAAAGGCTTTTAGTCCTGCCTATTACGTAAGTGGAGGAAAAGCAGGGGGTAAAACAGTAGCAGCTACTGGCGCCGGCAATATGGCTCTAAGCGTGTTAAGCCAGGATACTCAAAAGTCAGATTTAGCGGCTAGAAAAAAAGCCGAAAACGAGGCAATAAAGCGTAATAAAGAATTAGCAAAATTAGCAAAAGAGCAAGCGGCAGCGGCACTAGCAACAACAAAAGCTAAAAAAGAGCAAGCAAAATTAGACAAGGCAATAGCGGCAGGTCAATTAGCCTTAGGCAAAGGTGCAGACGTTTTTGATATGG